GGGGCATCGAAGCAGTTGCTGTAATATATATATATATAGTGTCCGATCAACTTTTAAAAAATTTGACTTTTGTATTGACTTTTATAACTCGTCCTTATGTAATGCAGATATGGAAACAGTACAATCTATTTATGCAAGATTAAAATCTGCAGATAACAAAATACTATGGGCGTTTGCTCAAGAACTATATGCTGCTAATAAAAAATTAGATAAAGTAAAAGAAAAAACAAAACCTGTTAAAGAATCTATTATTGATTTAAAAGATAAAGAGGGTTTACGTACAACAGTATTAGAACATTTATTTGCTGAGTCTGCTAAAGGTAATGCACAGGCATCAGATAAATTAGCAAGGATAGCTGGATTAGGAGAAGATAAACAAGATATAATTATAGAAGTAGTAAACTATAAACCACAGAAAGCAAAAAAATCGAAGCCCATGAAATAATTAGACTTATACCACACCTGATGTATATGGAATGTGGTAATTGTAAAAATTACTTTTTTACTGTAGATATAGAGGGATATAATGATCCTTCATATTGTCCATATTGTGGGGTTGAGTTTGAGTTTGAATATGAAGTATAAAGTAAAAAATAAAAGCTGTGAAGAATGTTGTTGTATAGACTCAGAAGATAATCCAATTATTGAAGAACTAAATGAAAGTGGAGAAGTAATTAAACATATATGTATGATGTGTTACGCAGAATCCATTATTTAAAATTAAACATTGGAACTCTTAATATTAAGCAACCAATACCAGATAATAAACAAATACTAAACAAATATATATATTGAAAATTAGAATACCAACTATAGAACCTAGAGATTATCAAGTGCCTTTCTTAAAAGCATTTGATAGTGGCATACAATATTCTGTTATATCGTGGCATAGACGAGCAGGTAAAGATGTAACTTCATTTAATGCTATGATAAAACGTGCTATACAAACAGCAGGCAATTATTATTACCTATTTCCCACCAGAGCATGGGCGCAAAGAGCATTATGGGATAACATTTGTGAATGGGCTGAGGGTAAAAAACTAATAGATTTACTCTGTCCCCCAGAAATAGTGCAAAGAAAAAACAATTCAGATTTTTTTCTTGACTTAATTAATGGTAGTAGAATAAAGATTGACGGAACAGACAACTTAAACTTTGTAGGGCAAGGTGGATCAGGATATGTATTATCAGAGTTTTCTCTGCATAAAGAAGAAGTATCAGGATTTCTTGCACCTATCTTAACTGAGGGCAATGCATTTGTTATATTTAATGGAACATTGCGAGGAAAATCAAATCATCTATGGAGATTATATGAAAATAATAAAGAAAATAAAAACTGGTTTACACAATGGTATCAACTATCTGATACCAAGACTGCATACTGGATTGGAGATAACATTGAAATTAATAAAGAACTTTCTGGCTTGGTTAGTCCGTATGATAATAGACCTTATAAAAATATTCAAGAAGATATTGACTCAGGTATTATATCTTATTCTATGGCTCGTCAAGAATATCTCAACGAAGCTGTTTCGCAAGTAGAAAATAGTTACTATGGGCATGAACTTGAAATTTTAAAAAACGAAGATAGATATGGAACTTTCGATATTGGAAATGGGAGTGTATTTACTTTTTGGGACTTGGGTACTTCTGATGCTACAGCCATAGTATTTGGACAAGTTGTAGATGGTAAACCTATAATTATAGATTATCATGAATCTAGTGGTAAAAAAATTGAAGATTATGCTATAGTAGTTAATAGTAAAGGCTATAAATATGGTGGACATTTTGCACCTCATGATGTATCTAAGCGTATGTTATTTGGTGATCTTGTTACTAGAGCAAAAGAAGTAGGTATAAATTTTAGACGTGTACCCAAAACCAACTCGGTGTTGCAAGATATAGAAATATGTCGTAGAATGTTTAAAGATATATACATACATAAAAGATGTGAAGATTTAGTAGAACATTTAGCATCATATAGAGAAGGAGCTAGTGGTAAACCTGTACATGATAAACATTCTCATGGTGCTGATGCATTTAGAACTATGGTTATGGGTATACATTTAAACCTAGTTCAATCATATTTAAATACAGGAAAAGAAATTAAGTTACCAAATACAGTAGGAAAGGCAGAAGGATATGTCGATTGGAATGCCGATACAAATAGCGAAGAGCCATTATGGAAAAGATTTCGAGAATCTAATGGCTTATTACCTAATTAATGGTGTAGTATATAGTGATGATCGTGTATTTGTTATGGCAATGCGTCATAATAAAAATCAACTATTAAAAAATAAAGAAAATCAACTTGACAAACTAGATTCATGGTATATACATTATGCAGCAGGGGATATTTTACGTCTATTTGAAATCGCACCTTACGAAATGGAATGGGCTATATTTGAACGAGGTAAAGATAAACCTCTTAAATGTTATAAGGTAGATAGAATTAGGAGATTATTTTATGGGAGGGAGAAGCAGACCACCAGCACCACCAAAAATTGAACCAACACCACCACCAGTTGAAGATATATCAGCAGCATATCAATCTCCAACTATGCGTCAAGAAATAGCCAGACGACAAAGACGTGGTGCATTTGTAACTCGTGGACAAACATTAGGAAAAAGTGGAGAAGTTCTTGGTGCATCTCCTGTTGAATTAGCTAATGTAAGACAAGCCACAGGAACAGATCAACCTGAAAAAGAATTAACATTAGAAGAATTTACTAAACAAAATCCTGTAACAGTAAAAACAGGTATGCCTTCAGGAAGAAAAGCAAAACAAAAACAATTAGAAAAAAAACAATATGAAGATTATCTTAAAAAATTAAAAAAAGAACAAGAATCATTTAAACCTGCTACTAAAGGACAAACAATATAATGGACGCTAAATCTTTAATTAAAATGTATAATCGTGAAAAATCTAGTTCTGAACGTAGTAATTTTAATGATATATATGAAACCTGTGCAGATTTTTGTAATCCAAAAGCAGATGATATTCAAACCACAAAAAGTGCTGGACAAAGAACTGATCCTCAAAGAGTTACAGATATTGGTATAAAAGCAAGACGTATGTTTACTGCTGGCATGATGTCACATCTTTTTCCACAAGGACAAAATTGGATACGAGTAGTTACTGTTGATCGTGATCTTATGAAAAATGATAATGTTATTCGTGCATTATCTTCTGTATCTAAAAAATTTATTAGAGCTATAGAAAACTCAAACTTCTATGAAGAAATGGGACAATGTATTGATCATTGTGGATATATTGGAACAACATTACTTTATTGTGAATCAGATAAACGAAACTTAATTAATTTTAGATCACATTATATTAATCAGTTTTATTTTTGTGAAAATTATCAAGGTGTAATTGATACTGTTATTCGTGAATTTAAACTAACAGCTAGACAAGCAGTTCAGCAATTTGGTGAAAATTGTTCACAAAGTATTCGTGATGAAGCAGAAAATGTAACAACACAAACAAAAGAACATCAATTTATACACGTTGTTATGCCTAGAAGTGGATATACTCCTAATACAGATAAGAAAGAAGATAAAAAAGTTGCATCAATTTATGTTAGTTTAACTACAAAAGAAATAGTAATGGAATCAGGATTTGACGAAATGCCTTATTCTGTTGGTCGTTTTTATAAAACAAACTATGAAAAGTATGGTAGAAGTCCTGCATCAGAAGTAATTAACACACTTCCTATGATAAATAGAATGGAAGTAGCTCGTATTCGTGGGGCTGAAAGAGTATCTAATCCACCTTGGTTAGCACCAAATGATGGTAGTGTTAGAAGAATATCTAATGATCAAGGCTCTATAATTTATTATAATGCAGGTAATCCATTATCTAAACCTGAACAATTAAGACCAATGGATAATATAGTTGTTAATGATGCAATGATACAAAAAAAAGAACAAGAGGTATTAGATGCTTTTTATATTCCATTATTCAATCCATTAATGAATAAACAAAATATGACAGCATTTGAATCACAAGAAAGACTTAACTTATCATTACAGTTTCTTACTCCTGCTGTAAATAGAATAAATAAATATTTTGTAAAACCATCACTTGAAAGAGCATTTGCTATTATGTTGAGAAATGGACAGTTTCCTGAATTAAAAATAGAAGAGTTATCAGAAGCTAGTCTTGATTTTGATTTAGTAGGTAAAGCATCTATAGCATCAAGACAAATAGAATTATTTGGTACAATGACTGCTGTTCAACAAATGGCACAGATAGCACAATTAAAACCAGAAATATTTGATAATTTAAATCCTGATAAAGCAGCAAGATTTATTCAAGAAGTAAATATGATGCCATTAGATTTACAATTATCAGAAGATGAAGTACAAGAAATAAGAGATGCAAGAGCTGAAGCTGCTGCTGCACAACAAGAAGCACAGTCTGCACAAGTATTAAGTGATGCATATGCTAAGACAAGAAAAGCTCCTGAAGAAGGTAGTGGTGCAGAATTTGTACAACAATTAGTTAATCAAGCAGAAGAGGGATAATGGATATAATTGATAAAGTTACCTACGATTTTGAGTGGGATAACGAGAAGGATTTATCAGAAGAAACTAGACGTGCTTTTGTAAATCTTTTTGATATAGATAATAATAATGCTTTACTTGTTATTAATTTTTTAATAGGTATATGTAAATGGCAAGATCAAACAGAATATAATGATCCTGTTATTGAAGCAAAGATGAACGCATTAAGAAATGTAATATTAAGTATTAAAAAACAAATTAATATGAAACCCATAGAGGAGGTCACTAATGAGTGAAGAAGAAGTAGTAGAAACTACTGAAGAAGTAGTTGAAGAAGTTGCAGAAGAAACACCTGTAGAAGAATCATCAGAATCATTTGTTGATAGTATGTTATCACAAATTGATAATGAGGATATTAAATCAGCAGGATTTTGGAAAAACCTAGAAGGCAAAGATGCTAATGAAGTTGGAAAGTATATTAAAGAACTTCAAAGTTTTGCAGGCAAAAAAGGTGATATACCTAAATCAGATGCTACACAAGAAGAATGGGATTCTTTTTATGAAAAACTAGGAAGACCATCTGACATTGAAGGGTATGACTTTACTGTTGGCGATGAGTTTACTGAAATTGTTGGCGAAGAATCTAAACCTTTTTTTGAAGATGCAGTTGAAGAGTTTAAAAAAGAAATTTTTAAAATAGGTGCTACTGCAGATCAAGCTGAAAATTTAGTTGATTGGTATTTAGGTTTTGTAGCTAACAGCATTGAAGAAGATAATAAAGCTGTTGAAGAAAATATGCAAGCTATGGAAACTGAACTTCGTAAAGAATGGGGTGACAGTTATGATGGCATGATGAATGGTATTGAAGTTATGCTTGAAGCTAATGGTATGCCAAAAGAAAATATTGAGTTTGCAAAAGAAGCTGGTTTATTAAAAGACCCATCATTTGCAATTACATTAGGAAGAATAGCTACTAAATTTGGAGATGACCCTGAAATAGGACATCATCAAACAAGCACAATGGCTGGTATTCGTGATCAATTACATGATGTTGAACAAGAAGTATTAGGATATATTAAAACAGGTAAACAAATTCCTAAACATATATCAGACAAACGTATAGATTTAATGAATAAATTAGGTGAAGATTTATAATAATTTTTACTTGACAAAAAAAAATTACTTTAGTAAAAGTTTTTTTAACGAAAGAGACAACCTATTTTTAGAACTCTGTAAGTTAGCGTCAACCCAGACGTAAACTGGCAGGCAAGACCTCCTTTGGAGATAATCAGAGCCGATTAGTCGTGTAAATTAATTAGCCAATTATTAATAAAGGAGATATAAAATGGCTTCAACTAGTATAACAACTGCGTTCGTAAAGCAGTATGGTGCTACACTAGATTTACTTACTCAAACAATCGGTGGTAAATTTAAAGGCACTCACCTTGAAGAATCTATTGAAGGTGAAGAAAAATATTACGATCAGTTAGGATCAGTTATTGCTGACGAGGTTACTTCTCGCTATGCTGATTCTCCTGAAAATGACATATCTCACGACAGACGTAGAGTAGTTGCTACTGCGTATGACGTTGGATTAATGTTAGATAAGTTCGATAAAGTACAAATGCTGATCAATCCTGAATCAGAATATGTACAGCAACAAGTAACTGCACTAATGCGTAAGTATGACATTGAGTTCTTAAAAGGACTATTCGGTACTTCACAAACTGGTAAAACAGGAAGTGGTACTGCTGTTCTAGATGCTGACAATAAAATTGCTCACAATAGCACAGGTCTTACTATTGCTAAAATTGCACAAGCAAGAGAAATTTTAGAAACTGGTGGTGTTGATCTTTCTGACCCATTAAATAAACCATATCTTGCTGTAAGTCCTAAGTCATTACAAGACTTATTAACTGATACAACTGCTGCTTCTATTGACTATAACAATGTTAAGTCTTTAGTTAATGGCGACATGAACACATTCTTTGGGTTCGAGATTATTAAATCTAATCAGTTACCATTTGTAAATGATGCAGGCGCTCCTGCAGGAACAAATCACATTGCAAACCTTTCTTGGGGTGCATCTGATGACTTACCTGTAGCTGCTAGTGGTGGTGGAACTGCTGCAAATATCAGAGGTTGTGTTGCATATACACGATCTGCCGTACGTCAGGTTACTAATCCTTCTATTATGACAGAGATTAGCAAGCGAGACGATAAGAGATTTAACTACTATGCTTACTCTTGCATGAGAACAGGTGCTGTTCGTATGGAAGAAAAGAAAGTTGTTCAAATCGGTGTTAACGAAGCTGCATAAGGGGGATACTTAAATGGGAAATCAAAATTCAACACAAATTATTGAAGTGTATGGTGGAACTGCTGGTGCAACAGGTGTAGATGCTATTACTGCATCAAGCCCTAAAGATGGTGTGCAAAAGTTGTTTAACTCAAATACTAATGCAGTTGATATTAAAACTGCAAAGTTCGATGTTACTTCAGCTTCTGCTGCCCAAGACACATTCCAATTAACAGTATTACCTGAAGGTGCAGTTGTTCTTAATGCAACTTTACAAACTAGTGCTGCTTTAGGTAGTACCAGTAGTACAAGAGTCAATTTTAAAATTGATGATGTACAAATTGGAACTGCTGATAGCACAGGTGCTATAAACTCTGGTGCTGTTACAGTACATTCAGGGTGGGATCAAGCACCTGTAGCTGCTACAGGAATTGGTCTTGTTACTCTTGTAGTAAGTGGTGCAAACACAGTATCTGGTTCGGTCAATCTTACTGGTCAAATCTTTTACTATGTTGCTGTATAACAAGTAATTCAGTAGGCGTTTAACTTACCTTCTCGGTTATTGTAAGTCCTACATTTTTTTTAAAGGAAAATATGGCTTTATCTAAAATAGATATATGTAATCATGCACTTCTTAAAGTTGGTGCAGACACAATTGCTTCACTTGATGTAGCACAAGCAACAACAGACCCAACAATTTTTTCAGCTAAACTTTGTAATATATTTTTTGATCAAGCATTAGTTGAAACATTACGACTATATCCTTGGAACTCTGCAACTAAACGAGTTCAACTTACTAGACTAGCAGAAGCACCTGCTTTTAAATATTCATTTAAATATGCATTACCTGTAGATTTTGTTAGAGTAATTAATTTATATGATTCTAAAGAAGCGTATGATGATGGAACAGAATGGTCTATAGAGTCAGGAGAAATACTTACAAATTATGATGCAGCTTATTTAAAATATGTAGCTAAACCAGAAGATGTAGTTATGCTTGATGCATTAGCACAACAAGCAGTAATATGTTCATTAGCTATAAAACTTGCAGTACCTATGCAATTAGATGAAAAACTTAAAAATAATTTAGTAACAGAATTACAAACAATAATACTACCTGCTGCTCGTAGTATTGATACAATAGAAAATAAAAATTGGGATAACGAAGAAAGTAACTTTCTTGTATCAAGAAATTATAGTTCACCAATAATATAGGAGAAAGTTTTGGCTATAAGTTATATACAAGCATTTAATGCTGGAGAACTTTCTCGAAAAATAGATGGTCGTTCTGATTTAAAAATGTATGAAACTGGCTGTCGTGATTTAGATAACTTTTATGTTTTATTTGGTGGTGGAGTAGAACGAAGATCAGGTACAGAGTTTGTTGCTAAAACAAAAGGCACAGCAGGATCAGGTGCATCTAATGGTGATAAAAAAGTAAAACTAATTCCTTTTGATTTTTCTGCTGATACTAATTTTATTATTGAAGTTGGTGTTGGATATATTAGAGTTTATAACTCAGATGGAAGTCAAGTTAGTGATGGAAGTATTTCTGGTATTACTATTCCTTATACTGAATCTGAATTAGATACTATACAATTTATTAGACGTTTTGATACATTAATATTAACACATGAAAACCATGAGCCAATTAAAATAGTTCGTGATACCATTGCACCTACTTTTGTAGCATCAGAAATTGAATATGTTTATCCACCATTATTAGATCAAAATATTACTGCAACAACAATCACACCTAGTAATACTACAGGTAGTATAACATTAACTGCATCTGCATCTTTATTTGAATCAGGTCATGTTAATTCAATATGGGCTATAGATCAGATTAGAACATCAGGACAAAGAACAGTTACACATACTAGTAGTGCTACAGGAGTAACTAATACTTCTGAATTAGATGTTAGTTTTTCTAATTTTTCTGTTACTACAAGTGGTACTTGGAAAGGTAGTGTTATCTTACAAAGAGATATAAATGATGGAAATGGTTTTGTTGATTTTGTTGTGCTTGGTAATACATCAGGTGGTACATCAGCAAACTTTTCTTTTAGCTCATCTGTAGCTCAAGATGGTAATACACAAATTAGAGTTCAACACGATTTAGATAGTAGTAGTGGTGGTACAATAGAAATAACTATAACTACTGATAGTTTAGCACAAAAAGGATTAGTTAAAATTACAGGATTTACAAGTGCAACACAAGTTAATGCAACTGTTGTATCTGATTTAGGAAGCACTAATGCTACAACAAATTGGTCGGAAGCAGCATTTAGTGATGCTAGAAAATTTCCTGTTGCTGCAGAATTTTATCAAAATAGATTATTTTTTACAGGATCACAAGCAGAACCAGCTACAGTATTTGGAAGTGTATCAGGGGATATATATAATTTTTTAACAGGTACAACTTCTGATATGGCTATTAAACGTACAGTAGATACACCTGAAGAAGCACAATATCTTATAGCAAAAGGAGATTTGTTTATGGGTACTGATGGTGGTACTGTATCAATAAACTCTGTAGATAAAGATGCTTTAGTAACAGCTTCTAATATTAATACACAAATACAAAACTCTTATGGATCAGCAAATGTTCAAGCAGTTGTTGCTAATGATGTAGTTGTATATGTACAACGTAATGCATTAAAGTTAAGAGAACTTATTTATAGCAGAGAAGCAAATGTATTTGTTGGTAATGATTTAAATATATTAAGTGAAGATATTACAAAGGGTTCAGATAATCTTGGTATTACAGAAATGTTTGTACAAAAAAATCCTGAACAAATTATATGGTGTATTAAAAATGATGGAACAGCTTGTATACTTACTTATGATCGTATGCAAAAACTTATGGGTTGGTCTAATATAACTACTACAGGTACAATTATTAGTGGAGCTACTATACCAGCAAGTGGAGAAGATTTAGTATATCTTTGTGTTAATCGTGGTACAAATGCTTCACCTATATACTGTATAGAAAAATTTGCAACTAGGTCTAGTTTAGATTTTTATGTAGATAGTGGTGTAAAAGCTACAGGTTCTAATATTACATCTGTTAGTGGATTAAATCATTTAGAGGGTAAAACAGTACAAGTAATAGCAGATGGTAACTTTCATTCTACACAAACTGTATCTAGTGGAGCTATATCTATAGATAAACAATCAAGTACAATTATAGCAGGTTTATCATTTACTTCTACATTAAGACCTATGCCACTAGAACCACAACTTGTTGGTAGATTATCACAATCAAGAGTAAAAGCTGTATCTAAAATTATAGTTAGATTTTTAAATACTAAGGGCGCACAAGTAGGAGAACAAGGAAATCAATTAACAAACTTTCCTGTATTAAAAACAACTGATCCTGCTGGTCAAGCTATTACACTTAAAACAGGGCAACAAAGATTTTTTGTAGGTTCTAATTATGAAAGAGAAAAAGTTATTGAAGTTAAACAGGATTTACCCTATCCTATGACAGTATTAAGTATAGCAACAAATGTAGATGTGGAGGGATCGTAGTGATAACATTAGCAGGATCAATGGCATTTCAAGCAGGAGCATCACTAGCTAGTGGATTGTTTGGCAGAAGTGCAGCTAAAAAACAAGAAAGAACAGCTAGAGCAATGGCTCGATATAATGCTAATGTTATTAGACAAAATGCTAAAGCTGAAGCAGATGCTATTGAATCTAATTTAGGAAACTTAATTAAAGGTCAAAGAGAAATACAAGCATTACAACGTATGAGTGTAGCAAGTCGAGGTGGCACATTAGAGGGTACAGATTTACTTACATTAATAAATCAAAGAAAAGAAATGCAATTAGATAATTTAGAATTGTTAAGACAAAGAGATATAGCACTTATTACTGGAGAACAAAAAGCACAAAGTGCAATTTTCCAAGGGCAACAACAAGCAGCAATAGCTAGAGCGCAAGGTCAAGCAGCATTAGCTAAAGGTGTATTAGGTGCAGCAAGTGTTGGTGTAAATTATAAAATAGCAGAAAAACAAGGATTAGTATAATGGCAATAGGGTTACCAAAATATAAACGACAAGTTCAAATATCTGGAACAGGTACAGCTCAAGTTATTGATCCTAGTTTAGCTATAAAAGCTGCTGGAGCAAGTGATGAAGTTGTATCTGAAATAGCTGCATCTGCTACTAAATTAGCTAATCCAATAATTGAATTAGAACAAAAAAAATATAAAGCAGATCAATACAATCTTCAATCAGAATTAGAAACTCAAAAAAGAATAGCAGATGCTATGTATAAAAAATATAGAGAAACTAATCCTAATATGTATCAAGATTGGTTAACTGAAAATGATAAAGGTTATGCTAATTTATTAACTGAATATGCTGAAATAGGTCAAGACCCAAGATTAGATAAATTTCCAGATTTAAAGAAAAAAATAAATATTCAAATAAAATATGGATTAGAAGAAAATCAAGCGATAGCTGAATTTGATAGTATTGCCAAAACACAAGAAATAGGAAAAAGTAATTTTAATACTCAGTATGATGAATTTATTAAATTAGGTAATATAGAAGCAGCTAATGAATTAGTAGACGTAACAAAAAATGCTGGAATTATTTCAGATAAAGAAGCTATGATAAAAAAAATAGAATTTCCAAGATTAGTTAATGAAAAACAAGCAACAGACCTTGCTTTCAAAAATCCTTATGAATTTATGAAGATAGCTGATAAACAGTTATCAGGTGAAGAAGTAACTTATGAATTTATTGGAAAAGATAAATTAAATACTTTAAGAAAATCAGCACAAGCAAGTTGGAATAGTAATGCTGCATTAGTTACTGATGATTTATGGGAAAGAGTACATGATGCTGCAAGAAATAATAATGTTACAGAATTAACTATAATTGCTGGAGAAGCATTAAAAGCTGATCAAAATAATACTATTAAAGCAAAAGAAGCTCAATCTATTTATAAATTTGCAATAAATCCTTTTTCAAAAGAAGATGAAGTTATAGTTCCATTAAGTATTCAAACTGATTTATATACTAAAGTAAGTGCTTATACTACTGAAAATGATCCAGAAAATAATATATATTTAAGTTTATATAATCAAATAGCTCATATAGAAAATTCAACTATTAAAACTCAATTAAAAAATATTTTAGAAGATTCAAGAGAAGGTAAACTTCAAAGTGTAGCATATAAAGATTTAATGAAAATAATAGATGCAGATCAAAAAAGAGATTTCTTTGGTGAGTCACAAATATCTGATGATGTAGCACTTTTTGCAAAATCAGAAATAACAAATTATTTACGAGAAAATCCAAATGATGCAGAGGGTGCATTAAAGTTATATGAAGCTATTAAGAAAAAACCTAATGATGAATTGTCTAAAAAATATTTTAGAAACACATATAGCTATGGATTAATGACTAATGTTATACCTAAAGTAGATATAACTAATGCTGTTGAATCAATTAATATAGATACTAATACTCTTAAAACAATTGATATAAATAATTTAGAAGAAGATGAATTAGATACATTTAATACGTTAGGCATTTAATTATGATGACATTTAAAGAATATGCAACTACTGCTGTAAATAAATTTAATGTTAAAGATCGTGAAATAATTATTAATGGTTATAATAAATATTTATCTACACAAAATATTGATAAAGATAAAGTTGAAGAAAACTTTTCTGACTTGGAAACAGATGAATCAAATTTAGATTCTATTTCTACAAATAAACAAAATGTAATTAATGGTAAAGTAGCTAGTTATATTGCTTCTGATAATACTAGTGATTTTAATTCA